AGGGCATGGCCTGCATCTGCTGCTGGAGCTGTTGCAGCTGGTTCTGGAGCATGGCCATCTGCGTCTGTGGATTGTCGTCTTTTGTGGCCGCCAGCGCCTCGGCAGGGACGATCGTCTTGAGACGCGCCGCCAGCTCTTGCGAGTATGGGATGTCCAGGCTGCCCACCCACAAGTCCGCGACTAAGGGCAACAGCTCCGGTGGCAGCACCTTCCCCAGCTCACCCAATCTCTCTGCGGCCATCTCGCGCTGACTCGTATACGACGGTCCACTGTCCGCGTACACCTCGTACTCACCACGCGCCAGGTAGTGCGCCTTCGGCTGCCCGTCCGGCCCCTGGAACGGCTGGTTCACCGGCACCGGCTTGGCTTCTCCGTCCATGGCCAGCGTGCGCACCGTCTGCGGCGTATCGTAGAGGGCTTTGATGAGATCGATCACCTGGATGCCACACGTCTCCAGCGCCCACCCCATGTTGGCCGGATAGTTGGCGGTTGTCTGATTCGATTCGCCGCGCCGCTCCTGAATCGCCACGCCTGATTTTTCGTTCGAGGGCTCGCCGATAGACGCGCTGAACATGCCCAGGGTGCTCTGAATATCGCTGGCGGCCATCAGCCGTGCCTGGCTAATGGCCTGGACCGGTGGTTCCGCCGTCATGCGCTCAGGTGGGGGCACCAGCGTGGTGCCAATAGTCTGCGGGTTCCACAGCAGATAGGGCAGGTTGGCGTTGTTGGCGGCGTTCCAGTACTGCTCAAAGCCTTGCACCTGCTGCGGCGTGACGCGGAACGGCGCTTTGGGGGCCATGGCGATGGCTTCAGTCTGAGCAGAGACGAAGTAGTTATACGAGGATTGCGCATCCATCGAGGGCTGCACCATGCCGGTGTGGCGCACCTTGCCCTCAATCATACTGACGTCTCCAGGGACGCGGATGAGCGGAATATACTGTCCCAGCCACTTCGTCTTTTCCAGCACATGCATGCCGGTCATCTTCGCCCAGTACACACACGGGATCTGGGTCTCGCGTTCGTCAACGACAAACTCCGCAAAGAAGTCGCCGATCGCGGACTTGCGCACGATACGCCCGTCCTGAAGGCGTTGCAGCGTGTCAGGCTCCCAGACGCGGTAGAAGTACTCGGCCACTTGCACCGTCGTGGCGGTGAGCCAGGGCGCCGTATTCTCCTGCACGTGCCAGAGTTCGAGCTCGCCGGGGTCGACGTTATAGGTGTAGCAGAAGCGTGACCACGAGAGGTTTTCCAGGATAAACCCGAATTCCGCATCGAGGCCGCATGGGTGCCGGGCCGCGGCATCGAGCACCACGCACTGGCGATTGGGAATGGCGAGGATGCGAATCACCTGACGGAAGCTGTCCGGGTCGGCATAGTCGTAGTGCAGGCGGAAATAGCCCTCGCCCTGGCCGACCGCCTGATCGAGCGCGGTCACGTAAGCGATCTGCGCCTGTGATTGCTGCTCGATGTCGCGCACCATGCCCTCGATCACCTGCGCCGTCTCGACGGACGCCGGGCCGGCTTTGGGCCGTACGCGCATCGCCTGGGGGGATTGGCGCCAGGCGTTCACCACCTGGCGCACATAGACACTTTGTAAGGGGATGGTAAAACAGGGCCGTGATTGGCCGGGGGTATTCCGCGCCGCCTTCGCCGCGGTCGTCCACTGCTCACCAGATCTGAAGCGGGCTGCGGCGTCCTGCTGGTCACGGTCCTCCTGTGTCGCCTCTAATGCCTCCTTGAAGCGCTGCCGGGCGGACGCAAGCAAGTCACGGTCATCCTGCGGATCGAGGTAATCGTACGTATCCTGGCGTAGGGCGTGCGCAGCGTGAGCGGCAGTAGCCATGGGCTAACGGCCTCCGTCGGGCGCATACGGCCCATGCTGCGGGCCTTCGCTCGCACCACACCAGCAGCCCACCACGTGTCGCGGTCGATGGTCTTCGTTGACGAGGACAAAGGGGGCAGCCACACATCCTCCTATCCGGCCTGCCAGCCGGCACCCTGTGGCAGTGCCGGCAGCGTGAAGTACGCCGTCTGGCCGACGGGCTGCGCCTGGGCCACCTCGGCGCCATTCATCACCAGGTAGCGGCTGCAATCCATCAGATGATCGTTCGCCTTCACAATGCGGCCCTGCTCATCCCTGTGATACAACCGGCATTCCTTGCGCCAGTTACTCAATGTGCGGAAGACTTTGAGGCGGCCGGTTGAGAGCCGTTCCCACACCTGATACAGCCCTGTCTCGACCGCATTGATCGCGGCCGTCACCTCAAGCCCTAAGTCCCGGTACGTCTCAATGAGTTGCTTCCCATCCTCCTGCGAACGCCCACGGGCTGCTGGATCAATCACCCCGCGTATCCATGTGCCTGGAGCCTGAATGGCTCTGGCGTGAATGCTTGGCTCCGCATGCGATCCATAATGTTCGTGATACAGCGTCCAGCGATCCTGCTCCGGGTCCAGTGCGCCCCACACGGCCGCGGTCCGTTTCCATCCCACATCGAGCGCATAGGCCCGCCGCCAGTGTTTCGGGATCTCGAAGGGGTCCACCAGGTAATCGTCTTCCGGCACGGGGTAGATGGCACCAGCGCCCAGAATGGGGATACCACGTGTCCGCGCGTCGCGCTGATAGGGCGGAATGAGTGCCAGCAGGGAGGTCCGTTCGCTCTCCGACAGATGCGGCACATCATCCCATTCGGCATTGACCACGTATTGCTCGCCGTCTTGCGGCCCCTCGGGCAGTTGACCATCCGGCATATACGAGAGCACCGTCTCTGAGAGTCCCTGGAGGGGCGTAAAGGTCAGCATGAAGAAGCCGGGGGGCTGGTCTCCCGTGCTCATCGTGCGCAAGAGGCATTCTGTTTTGATGTCGAGGGGCATTTCCTCATCGCCATGAATAAAGTGCTGGAAGGTGCCTTCGGCCGCCTTGCGTCCCTGGGCATACGATTTGAATTGCAGGCGGGAGACGCCGCCACTGGCATGACGGACCTGCACGGTATCGACCACATCCTTGATGGGACTCGCGGCCCGCTCGATTTTGGTGATGTGCTCGCCGGGGATGAGGCCCGTGCCCCAATCGTTCGGCGGCCCCAGAAGAATTTCCTGCACCGTCTCTTTGATTTTCTCGTCAGAATCACCCCATACCCAGCCACGCACAGGCGTCGTGAACCGGCGTCCCTCCCACCAGGGCGCATAGGTATCGTAGAGGCCTGTGAGATGCAGGCTATCTTCGAAGCATCCACCAATCGTTTTACCAACGCGATTGGCCGCGATGAACAAGCGGTCTCGATGAGTGCCACCTGCCCGAAAAAACTCCAGATGCTTGGGATACAACTCGCGCGCATAGGCACCAGTATCGGGAAACAGGGCGAGCATCTGGCGCTGTCTTTGCCGCCTGGTCAATTCCACATGAGCGGCAAGGCCAAGAATACGCGGTTCATCGAGCAGCATTGGCATAGGACTGCGCCTCCGCAATCAGGGCTTCCAGGTCGACATCAGTCATGGCGCGCACCTGCTGAAGCTTCGTAAAGATCTCGATTTGCACCTTATCTGGAAACAGGCCCAGGTGTTTGCCGAGGTGGGCCAATGCGGCGACTTTGGAGTGCAGCTTGAAGCGCACGGTGCCGCCGTCCTTACTGGTGGTCTGTGAGACTTCTCCGACCACACGGGTCTGCGCTGCTGTCAGAGCGTTCGAGGCTTTGAGCGTCACGCCGGAGCTATCCCATGCGGCATAGTCGGCCATGTTGGCGAAGGCGACGAGGGCAAGTTCCTGGATGACACGTTCGGGGGTGATGGCATGCCCCTCTGCGAGCCCCTGTTGCCGCGCAGTAATGGCCAACTGTATTTCTGGTTTCTGTAGGTTTTCGTGCCCCATGGATGGGGCAGTGCGAGGAGCATACCCAGCACGCAAGGCCGCTTGTGAGGCGTTCAGGTCGACGAGGTATTCGTCGATAAAGCGGCGTTGACGGGCGGTAAGCGGCATAGGCTCTCCACCCTGCGTGTCTGGGTGAGGGACACGCAGAGCAGGCAGTATGGTCCATCAGAGAATCCCTGGATGATGCGTACGGTAGGCAGTCTAGCGTGGATGGCTACAGAAAAAAGAATAGCAGTAGCCATCAGAGATAGTCAATAATAGACTACTCTCTAGACAGACTACTGCGGAAAAGATTATAGGGAAACAAAAAATGGGTGTCAAAGAAAAAACGCGTCAGTACCCATTTCGACGTAACACACGGTAATTAATCCTAATATCGACGCCGTTCGGCAAATGGATAGGACCGCGTAACCCTGCCCGTCCGTAAATGCGCTCAGTCCCGCGACTCGTATTGTCATGCGGAGTACCAAGAACAAGATGCTTGGGGTTGCAGCACGGCGGAAATCCACACAGGTGGCATACCTGAAGATTC